ACGATAGTGAAAAGATTCCAAAAGATCAGTAACCATGCCTTCTGGTGAAGAGCAATTGCCAACCAATGGAACCACACAAGTGGGTCCCGAAGGAAGGCAAGAGCATCAACACCAGCGGACCAGGTTGATTTCTTGAAGTTGGGCCCGGCCGACTCTGAGACGTAAGTCCAGAGAGCCGGACCAATCACTAACGCCCGTGGTAACAAGCCAACAGCTTGAGCCACTTCCCAAACGGGAAGTGTCGCACACGTACCGGAAAAGAGACCCGTAATGGTGTCCAATTTCATGATAGGGGTGCAGCCGATGACTCGGTAGACCGATAACAAGGTCAGGGTAACCCGAATCACCAATAAGGCATAAGCATGGTCACCACCCCGAAGGAGGTGGAAGATCTTGCGAAGGCCTGACGGGAGAATCAGGGGAAGCCCAGAACGAGTCAGACGCACGCGTACAGTGGATCCAATCTCACGGTAGCGTTCCCCACCCACCCATAACACAATAATACGAGAGACCAAGGCCAAATACTGGGTTAGCCAAAGCGACCCATTAGTTGACCAGAGTCTCATAATAGAATTGTGTAAGGGTAGGAAACAAGTCTTCCAAATATTCCGAAGTCCCATCAGCCAGACTGGCAACATCATAAAGATCATAAGCTCGCGCTTTCTGATCCAACGAGTGTTGCTACTTAGCTTCACATTAGAATTAGACTTCATAATAATTATGAGGGAAGATTGTAATGGTAGAGGCTCTGGCGGGACAGGTTTAAGTGTAGGACGGGGATCCTCAAGGCTTCTAGGCTTCACCACTCTTACCATACCAGGCTGGCTTCACCAGCATTAGACAAGACCGTTCACACCTCGGATTTCACCCCAAAGGGGCTTAAGAATTCCATTTTGTGAATCGTCAGCAATCGCGACAGTGACTAATTAATATCGCAGAAGGCTGCAGGCAGGGGCTACTTGTCATAGTCATTACGTGACCTTCAACTGTTGGCAGTCTTGGGGCCACGCGTGAACGTCCC